TTCCGCTCCAGAAACTGGATATTTTCAGCCTCTGGGTATTCGTTCCCAGCAAAGTTCTCCTTGCTGAAACGGACTTTCAACATGTACCCTTCTTCTGGGTGCGGGTAATCATCGTACTCGCCGTCGTAGTACGCCAGCTCCTTTTTGAGCTTCTTTTCAAAGTTCCCATGAGACATGTCCATAATTTTGAAATCGTCCTCACCGTCCAGCATGATCACATACAGGAAGCGGATCTGGTTGCGGACTCTGTTCGCGGTCTCATCGTCGACATCGGGGTCCTTTTTAAGCTGGTAGTAGTATTCGCAGATAGGGCAGGGCTCCGTACTCCCAAAAGTCTTTGGGCACACGACCTGTCTGCGGCTGCCCTCAGTCCCAACTCGATGAATCCGCACCGGCAGATGATGCCAAGGATACCCTTCTTCCGCTCCCTCCGCGATTTCCGGGTGCTTTTCAAAGGCGACGTTGTATGGGATCACATCAAACTTGTACTCAGCGAAGTCCTTCTTTTTATCGAACTCCACCTCAAACAATTCGACGCCATCCGGCAACTTGAAATACCGACCGCCGCCATCGCCCTTCTTTTCTGCCGCTTTACGAACACCTTCTCTGAAACTTCTCTTTTTAGCCATTTAATCTTCCTCCTCTTCTTTTGTTTGTTTTCTCTTCGATTCACGGAGACTTTTGCCCGTCCGAGACGTTTGCTCTTTTTCTTTCTTTCTCCGCTCACGTCTCAGGTTTCGGGGTTCTTTGGGACCAGCAAAGTACGACTGCCCATGCAATCTGATAAGATTGTCGATCGCATCACACCTCTTATCAAATGCCCGCACCGCAGCTTTCAATACATAGTACTCATGCCGAGCCTCATTGAATTCTTTTTCTGCCTCTTGGACCCTCGGATCCAGCTTGACGTTCGCCAAAATCGTACTCTCCTTAATATCTGGATTTCCTTTCTTGTCAAATGGGAACCGATACTCACTGGGGTTCTCCCTTATTTCGAGTTCTACCTCTGCTTTCACAGCCTCAAACCGCGCCTTCGATTCGTCCATATCGAGTTGGGCATCTGCTTCGGCCCTTGCGTATTTGAGAAATAAAGGAGCTTGTTCAAGGGACTCTATATCAAGTGCATCCTCTTGAATACCAATTTCCTCACCGTACCGAAGTTCCACTTCGTCTTTATATTTTTTAGAACTCATTGATTGCTGCCTCCATTTTTTCCACCAGTTGTTGTGCCATAGCAACTTTACAATTAGAACAAAGATCAGGTGTTTCGGTTCGCGGGTCTCCGTCCTCATCTGCAAACTCTACGCTTACATTCAAAGAGAGTTCGAAGGTTGAATAATCAGCTTTGCTCCTACCTTTTACCTTATAGGTTTCGTACTTCTCTGGGTGCCCGCTCATTAGCCTACCACAATTATCGCATTTATAAGCATCTCCCATATTGCCCACCTCCTTTCTAATTAAAAAATGCCTCAAAGGCCGATAGGATGAGTGCATGATGGCCTATGTCATAAGTGTTTCGGTCAGCAAAGGCGGAGAGGGTCAGGTAAGCGCGTTCTTTCTGATCCCCGTCCATCGCTTTATTGCAATAGTCCAATACGTGCCTCCGTACTCTCTCCGGCGGAATCTCTTGTTCTTTGAAGTTCTGCAATAGACCAATCACCTTCTTCCAGCCTTTCTTTTGCATAAGGGCTTGGCAAAGTTCTATCGTTTCGCTTTGGCTCACGGCTGCTTGTTTCGCCCCTTCTAACATCTTATCCTCTGGGAGATGGATGATCTGGCCCAGGATGTTGAGCGCATTCCTCGGGGCACCAAAGCTGTCTTTGAAAATCTGGTCGTACACCTCTTTCGGCAATTTCTTGCCTTCGCCCTTCGATACCCGCCGCAACAATCTCCGCATGTCCTGATAATTGAGGGTTTTCAGGTCGAACCGTGCGCACCTTGACACAATCCCTTCATTCAACTTTTGGGGATCGGTGGTGCAGAGTACGAAAAAGGCATGTGAGGGGGGCTCTTCAAGTATTTTTAAAATAGAGCGTTGTGCATCGACCGTCAGCCCGTGGGCCTCATCCAATAGCCACAGCCTTGCCCACCCAGTGTTCGGGGCATAGTAAACGGAGCGCCTTATCTCCCGTGCCACATCGATCCCCCGAAACTGCGCATTATCATACTCATACCGATCTTCCTCTCCGCACCCGAGGATATTGCCGTAGATACGGCCCATCGTTGTCTTACCGCATCCATAGGGGCCTGTAAATAATACGGCATGTGGATAATCGTCCTGGTCTATTCTGGAGCGGAATTGGTCTAACACATTCTCGTTGCCGATAACATCGTCCAACTTCTTAGGCCGATATTTATTCTTTAGTTCCTCCCCCATCATTCGCCTCCTTCATTAATTTTTCAAGATACGCTTCGAGAGCCGCTTCCTCGCTCTCGGCCCATTTCCTCTCGGCCTCGTCCTGCTCCTCTTTGCAGTGCACACATATTGGGTGTTGAATTTGCATTTTCTGATTCAACATTCTATTCCATATAGTCTCTGTTTCAAAATAAGCAATCTCGTCCATCGATAGAAGCCGCGCACCGCAAAACCAACAGAACAAATCTAAGCCGCTAAATTCCATTCCTCCTTCGTTTCCCATGATCCGTCCACCTCGCATATTTCTCCCTCTACCTCGAGGGGCACTTCGATCCAATCCCAATGTTTGGGTAATCGGTGGGTCATTACGTCTGTTAGTATTTCTGCAACTTCGTTTCGCTCTTTTGGGTGTTGATTTATGAGGAGTTCGTCATGGATCTCCCCCAGCAGCCTTGACTTTAACTTCCTCTTTTCTAACTCTTTATCAATCTCTATAAATGCCCACAGTAGGCAGTGAAATGCGGAGCCCTGAATCGGGAGGTTTATGAGCTGGTTCTTGGTCATGTCCCCTACACATCGAAACCCCGTAAGCATTTCAATATAGCCTTTTTTATTGTACTCTTCGATCCATTCCTTCTTCCACTCTTCATACCTCTTGAACCTTCTATTCCAAAAATCGTACTCGATTTCCGCAAGATGATCCACGAATTTATCGTAGGTATCAATACCATGGGACCTCAGATGTGCTCCTATATGCTGTCCGTTGTCCAGCACTATCCCACTATTCTCATGGATTACCTGGCCCTTCTTAGGCCTCCCTTCCATCTTTACCCATTTCCACAGGCCTCGGGCATTGTTGCCGTGATAGTCTCCGTAGAACTGCGGGAACACAAAACTATTCTTTGCCCCCTGATACATGAAGTACCCATGAGGCGTCTTTTTGTCAACATGATCCATTATGAATATCTGTGTTGCGAGGTCTCTGTGCATATTGTTTGCAGGATCTACGATATACTCGTACATCACGGGATCATGGTGATAGCATTCACCCACTCGCACTTCGATATTTGCATAGTCCGCGCCCGCTATCTGATACCCCAAATGCGCCATTATCGCCCGTCGAACAATCCGCATCATCTCTTCGTCCCTCTTGGGGAAGTTTTGGAAATTGACGTTGCTGGACGAGGAGCGGTAGCTGTTGGGGATTGTTAGATCAAAGAATGGATGAATAAACCCGCCCACTTGCTCCCGCAGCATACCACTCAGATAGGTTTCGATTTTATGGTACCTGCGGAGCTTGATAATATGGTCTAACTCCGGCACATCTTCTTTCAACTCTGTCAAAGCCTCCTCGTCCACCGACGCATTTTCTTTCTTCGTCATGTGTGGAGGTTCTAATTTCTTGACCTTATAAAGCATCCGGGCCAGTTGCGTCCCTGAGGCTGGGTTGTAGTTCTTCATTTTGTGTGCCCAGTGTCGGCCGAACTTCGTCTTATCAAATTTCTTTTTCTCGTATTCCATGCGGCGCTGAGTACGCTTGAGTTCTTTCTCACAATAATCAATGTCCACACGGAAGCCCACCTGCTGTGCTCGTCCGAATGCCAATGTTCCCTCATGCAAGAGGCGATAAGCTTCTGGATTATTACCTATCATGCCCATCATCCTCCGTAGTCACAGTCTTTTTAATTTTATAGAACTCAGTGTTGAGGGGTTCAATAGGGGGCGTATTTTTGTAGAAAGCACACTTTGGGGTTCTGCATTCATCTCCCTCACCTCTTAAACACTCTTCACACACAGCCATTTCCACTAAGTGTAACGTTTTTTCAGCCATTAGAACAAATCTCCTATCTCCCACTTCTGGGGCACTACGAGTCTGTATGTAAACAAAGCATCCAATCCCCCATAAAGTAGCAACATACGGGGGTTCTCTTCTGCCAGCTCTTTACACTTATTGAAAGAATTTGCATTCTTTTCGTCCTCTCCCTTCAAATACCCTTCAACTTCGCTTGCATAGTCCGGGATACCGAAATTAAGAAGAGCCTGCATTTTAAGGGAGAGAAGGCGGGGTTCTATGTTTCTAAGCAATTTGGCAGCCATCATGCTGTCCCACGCCCAATTGATCTTACTTATGCCTAATATCTCTTCCAGCCAAGCCTGCTCGAACTTGATATTATGTCCATACCATCCCAAATGATCCGCACGCAAAAGCCGTTTAAGCTGCCTGACTCTTTTCTTATTGCGCGGCATTAAAAAGGAGTAAGCTTTGTTTGGACTAACTGCAATCCCTACTGACACAATCTCATGGCCCTCAGCATGAGGTTTTAAGCCAGTTGTTTCAAAGTCGATTGAATAGAACTGCTTTTCGGCCGGGTTTATGCGGAAAGCAGACAGAAAGTCATTGATTTCATTGTCTCCCTCGAGGATTTCAATCTTATCCAAACATTTGTCCAGAGGCTCACAGTAATCGGGAAAGGGTTGGTCGATATAGCTGAGGGCCCGCTGCATGTCCCTATCCCAGATGACTTCCACAGCAGGGTTTTTCTTCATCGTTCGTTCAATGTATGATGGGTGATAGACTGGGGCGACCCAGGCATTTAGCTCCTGATCGGGGATTATGTATCCTCTTAAAGCATTAATCCCCGGCAACTTCGCTTTCTTCCATCTATGTCCGTATAAAGACTCCATTGCAGGGTTACCAAGGGCAACAATAAGGTTCGGCTGATATTGTTCTATTGTTTCGAACACCCTCTGCCGGCAGCAAGCAATTTGAAAGCTTGATGGGGTCTCATTTTTAGGGGGCCTGCAATCGACCGCATTATCCGAAATCCCGTCATCAAATAAACTGATTCCAAACTTATCTGTCTTTTTCTTCAGCCGTCGTCCGACTTTGCCTTGCCAGGGCGCGTTCCTTCGATCTTCGGCCTCCCCCGGCCCTTCTCCAAGGAACATCACCTTCTTTTTGAAATCACCGCAGGGCGGGATCTTAGGGTTGAGTGC